GTAAAAGTGTTGGTAAAGATAATTGTTGTTGGTATCTGTTTGATAGAATACAATCAAAGAACACTAAATTTTATGGGAGAATGTAATGACTGTTGTAGGATTTTCTGAAGGTTTCCATGATGCAGCTATTAGTTTAGTAAAAGGAGATAGAATAGTCTATGCTTCTCATAGTGAACGATATAGTAAAGTAAAAAATGATAAGTGGTTACATAAACAACAACTAAAAAGTTGTAATATGAAAGGTATGATAAACAATCGCACAGTAGCCTTTCACGAAAAAAGATGGTTAAAGAATACTAGAAGATTGTATTCAGGCAAAGCTTGGAAAAATGATAACACCACTGTAGAATATGATAAGTCTTTTTATCACCATCAGTCTCATGCAGCTGCTGGATATTACACAGCACCTTTTGATGATTGTAATATTCTGGTAATTGATTCTATTGGAGAATGGGATACAATTTCTATATGGGACAATATGAAAAAGATTAAGTCTTGGAAATATCCATATTCACTTGGTCTTCTATATTCTGCAATCACACAACGTATTGGTTTGAAACCAAACGAAGATGAATATATTACTATGGGTATGGCTGCATATGGTGAACCAATATATGATATGGAATATCTTTTACAACAAAACAATCACTTTGGTGTTGGTAATATATTTCCATCTGCAAAAAACGAAGACCTTGCTGCCTCTGTACAAGCATTATACGAAAAGAAACTACTTGAACTCGTGGCAAAATGTCCAAAGAAAAACCTAATCATCATGGGTGGTTGTGCATTAAACTGTAAAGCAAATAGTTTAATTAAAGATAAAAACATTTGGATACTCCCCTCGCCTGGCGATGCTGGAAATGCAATCGGTGCAGCTGCATTGGTAAATAAGAAAAAATTAAATTGGAAAAATCCATATCTTGGTTACTATATTATGAATGGAATAGATCCAAGGGATGTTGTAAAAGAACTTCTAGAAAACAAAGTGTGTGGTGTAGCTAATGGCTCAGCTGAGTTTGGGCCTAGAGCATTAGGAAACAGATCACTTCTTGGTGATCCCAGATACGACATAAAAGATACTGTTAATGACATTAAACAAAGACAAAAGTTTAGACCATTTGCACCAGCAATATTAGAAGAATATGCAGACGAATACTTTGACGGCCCAATGAATCGGTATATGCAATTTGTTGCAAAAGCAAAACATGATTATAGTTCTGTCACACACGTTGATGGTACTGCAAGGGTTCAACTTGTTGAGAAAGATTGTCAATCAATCATTAGACCAATATTAGAGGAGTGGTATGATGAGACAGGTTGTCCTATGTTATTAAATACTTCTCTAAATATTAAGGGACAACCAATCGTAAATGATTGGAATGATGCAAAGAATTTTATGGAGAAATATAATGTCGCTGTTTTTTAGAAGATTAAAACTATACTTTAAATTATATCTTTCAACTTGGAAAAAGAAAGATAAGAAAGAATACGGTGATGATGTCTATCCCCATTAGTGAAACAGTATTGGAGTTCTATAAAGAACTTCCATTTAATTATCGTGACAGCGTTGAAGATCATGCATTAAGTATTTTAGAGAATAAAACCACTTATGATGTATTGGCACCATTTTTAAAACCAAAAGTAAAAATATTAGAAATCGGTTGTGGAGCTGGGTGGTTATCAAATCGTATTGCATATCATAACAGTTGTGATATTACTGCAATTGACTTTAATCCTGTTGCAATCGAAAGAGCAAAACTAGTTGGTAAGTATATTGGTAATAAAGTAGACTTTCAAGTTGCAGACCTGTTTGAATATGAAATAAACAATAAAACGGATTTAGTCGTTTCTTTGGGTGTTTTGCACCACACAGGACGTTGCTTAGAGGGGCTAGACAAAATATGTGACTCTATGTCCAAGGGTTCTACTGTATTTATTGGACTATATCATAAGTATGGAAGAAAACCATTTTTAGATGAATTTTCTAAAATAAAAGATGAAGATGAGAAGTTTGCTAGGTATTGTGAACTGGATTCTAGATTTACAGACGAAACTCATTTGCGTTCTTGGTTTCGTGATCAAGTGTTACATCCACATGAAACTACACATACCATGAAAGAAGTAACTGAGGTTTTGGAAAAAAACAATATGAAATTGATGTGGACATCTATTAGAGGTGAAGAAGAAGAATATGAAAATATGGCTTTAGAAAAATTAAAGAATAATGAATACTGGCCAGGATTTTTTCTGTTTATGGCAAAGAAGGAAATATAATGAAAAAACTACTAGTTTTTGGTTGTAGTTATTCTGACAAAAAATATGTAGAACTGACCACAAAAGATCCCATACTAAAACAACATATGAATGATAATAGTGGTAACTTAGTAGATCCATTTCTTTTCTGGCCTGAACTACTGGCAAAGAAACTTAATATGGAGCTAGTTAATTTTGCTCAATGTGGTTTTGGTAATGATGGTATTCATAGTATGTTTATGGATGAAATAGTAAATCAAAAAAATATAGGCCTTGTCGTTATCATGTGGTCTGAATTTATGCGAATAGGGTTTGAGGTAGAAAAACGAACAGGTGTAACACGAAGTTATGATTGGTTCAAAGTTAACATTAATGCTACTGATAGAAATACTGATCTAAGAGAAAATAAAATTGAGGTCACGAATGTATTAAACAAGTATGGTTGTTTGTCACCATCATCTATGTTGAAACGATCTTTACGTTTATTTCTTTCTGCACAAAATACTTGTGAAAATATGAAAATACCTTATATGCAAGTTATGGGTATGCCTGCAAGTAAAAAAGTATTAGAAGTAGAAATGTGTAAAAGTTTAATTAAAAGTCCATATCTTGATAAAATCAATAATGATAAATTTATAGGTTGGCCAATGTTCCCTCAACTTGATGGATACTCTTTTGGAAGCAAGCTTTATGATTTAGACCCAGATAGAGAAAAATACTTCATTAATAGTGAGAACGTACACCCTAGTAAATTAGGACAAGAAAAAATTACAGAATGGTTGTATAACGAATCACTTGGCAGATTGCCGGCAACAAAAGAAAATTGGATCTAAAAACGTGATAGTAAGCCACTGATTTTATTAGTTTTTTTAAAGTGCTTGACATTGCCCCCCGAATCATGTAGCATATAAGTATAGTCAAGTGATGAGGACAAAAACTAATGAAAGATTTATCGACACTCGCAAAACTTCTTGCTGAAGAAGATATCCATGTGATTCATAGAAAACAATCAACTGCAATGTTTGATGTTAAAAATCGTACATTATCTCTTCCTATTTGGAAAGAGATGAGTAAAGATATTCAAGACCTAATGACTATCCATGAGGTAGGTCATGCTCTTTGGACTCCTTTAGAACAATTAGAACGTGCTGTAGCTGAAAACATTGAGTTTTCATTTGTCAATGTCCTAGAAGATGTTCGTATTGAAAAACTTGCACAAAAGAAATATCCTGGCTCAGTTAAAGTCTTTAGGCGTGGTTATAGAGAACTTATTCAATCTAATTTCTTTGAAACTTTGAACAGAGATATTTCAGAAATCAATTTAATAGACAGAATCAATCTTCATTATAAACATCATGTTGGTGTTCCTTTTTCTTCAGAAGAACAAGTTTGGGTAGAAAAAGCAAATAATACTGTTACACCAGATGATGTACTTGAACTCGCAAAAGAACTTTATGAATATATGGTTCAAAATCAAAAAGAAAGTGATTTTGGACAAGATGATGGTAGAAGTTTACAATCAGAAAATATGCTATCACCAGAGGATATTAGTGCGATGCCTTCTAACACACCTATGCCTTCAAATAAAGGTGAGGATCTAGAGGAGAATAGTGACAATGGTAACACGACAGATTCCAAATCTGAAAATGAGGGTTCGACTCCTTCTTCTCCTGCCAGTTCAGAAGAGTCTGGTGAAGAATCAAATGATGTTGGTTCTGCATCTTCTTCGGAAAAATCAGATGAAGAGTCAGACGATAGCTCGTCTGAACAAAACATTGGAGAAAGTCAGTCTGACGGTGGAGAAAGTTCTGGTACACCTATTACTGCTTCTACCGATAAAGCGTCTTCTAATAATACTAAAAATATGTTAGATGGTAATGCATCAGATAGACAATATGCATTTACTCCAAAAGTAAATACAAAAGAAGTAATTGTTTCTTATAAAACAATACTTGAAATATGGAACACATCAATTACAAAACAAAAAGAACGTGATAATAGATGGTTTAATTATACTGCAACAGAATTAGAAACAACTAAAAAGTCTAGTAAAAAGATTGTTCAGTATTTGGTTAAAGAATTTGAAATGAAGAAAGCTGCAGATTTATATGCTCGATCTTCTAGTTCAAAAACTGGTTCACTCGACATGAGTAAACTACATACTTACAAATATAATGATGACCTGTTTGCAAAGATTACTACTTTGCCTGGCGCTACTAATCATGGTTTAGTTTTATTCCTTGATTGGTCTGGTTCTATGGCTCACAATCTTCAAGGTACTTTAAACCAATTATACAATATTATTTGGTTCTGTAATCAAGTAAAAATTCCTTTTGAAGTTTTTGCATTTAGTAATTCTTATGGTACTCTTAATTCTTTAGGTGCTCATGTAGATAATTATAGTAAAATTACAACTCCAAAATCTGGTGAGTATAAGTTAAGAGTTAACTTGTTACAATTTTTCTCAAGTAAAATGAATAAGAATGAAATCCAAACCATGATGCATAATTTAAATATGTATGCTTCAAGATGGGGTGGTTACAAAGATTGGCGTGATGTTGGTTATCCATATTCAGAACCTAGAGGTTTTGGTTTAGGGTCAACACCATTAAATGATGCAATCATTTGTGCGATGGACATTCTTCCTAAGTACAAAAAATCTACAGGTGTTCAAAAACTTCACACTGTTTTTCTTACTGATGGTGCTGGAGATAGTATGAGTGATGTACATCATGTACATGAAACTGAAAATGGTGATGTTATGGGCGAAGGACGTATGTCTTCTTATTTTAGAGGCACTACTATTATTACTGACTCTATTACAGGCAAATCAGTTGAAACTAATAATGAAAATTTGTGGAGAGGTCAGACAGGTATGTTGCTTGAGCTATTGAGAAAAAGAGTTCCAGATATGAATATCGTAAACTTCTTTGTCGCTGGTTCTGGTAGAAGTGGTACGATCAAAAAAGGTGACTTGTATAGTTATTTTGGGTATTCTGAAATTCCTGCTAAAATACAAGAACTTAAAAAAAATAACGTATTAGTAATTGAAAAGGGTCAAGGATTTGACCAACTTTATTTATTGCCTGGCCTTGGTGGTGTATCAACTGATACTGATGAATTAGATGTTGAAGTTGGTGCTAGTAAAGCTCAACTAAAAAGAGCATTTGGAAAAATGACTTCTGGTAAGTTAACAAGTAGACCAGTATTAAGCAACTTTATTAAAATGGTTGCTTGATAAAAAAGTACTTGACATTGCTAACGAATCATGTTAGCATATATATATGATGAAAATTTTGAGAGGATTATATAATGAATTTATCACCTAGAAAACAATTGTTTGTAGATACCGCATCTGAGATGTTTGGTGTTGGTTCTACTATTTCTAAAAAACAGATAATTGAGGCATCTAAAAAAGCAGATGTTCCAGTAGCTGGTTGGTTTAGAAAGTCTTGTAAAGTAGGATACAATCAGTTTAAACTACCAACTAGTAGTGAGGAAACTGTTCCTACTACAATCACAACTACAGCAATAGAATCACCTTCTGCTGTAGTCAATTTAGTGGCGACTAATATGGAAAAACAAAATTTAGTTCCAGCCTTGTTTGAAGGCTTTGTTCCTTGGGGGCATTTCTCAACTATTAAACAGATTGTCAAATCTGGTTTGTTCTATCCTGTTTTTGTTACTGGTCTATCTGGTAATGGTAAAACATTGATGATTGAACAGATTCACGCTGACATGAAACAAGAACTTATTCGTGTAAACATCACTATCGAAACTGATGAAGATGATTTACTTGGTGGTTTTCGTTTAGTAAATGGTGAAACTAAGTTTGTGCCTGGCCCTGTTATTGAGGCTATGGAACGTGGTTGTACTTTACTTCTTGATGAGTGTGACCTTGGTTCTAACAAACTGATGTGTCTACAACCTGTTCTTGAAGGTAAAGGTGTTTACCTCAAAAAAGTCAATAAATGGATTACTCCTAAACTTGGTTTTAACGTGATGGCAACTGCTAACACAAAAGGTAAAGGTTCAGAAGATGGACGGTTTATCGGAACGAATGTTTTAAACGAGGCCTTTCTTGAAAGATTTGCTATCACTATTGAACAACCATATGCTACTGCTGCAACTGAGAAAAAAATCATTGTTGGTTCTATGAAAAAGTATGGTGCTGTTGATGAAGAGTTTGCAACTAACTTAGTCACTTGGGCTGAGGTTATTCGTAAGACTTTTTATGATGGTGGAGTTGATGAGGTTATATCAACCCGAAGGTTAGATCACATTGTAAAAGCATTTGCAATATTCAAAGACAAAATGAAGTCTATTGAACTTTGTGTTGCTCGTTTTGATGATGATACCAAAGAATCATTCATGGATTTGTACTCCAAGATTGATGCTGGTGTGGACGTATCTGGTGAATCATCACCAGAATCAGAATACGAAACTGCGATGTCTGGAGAAGACAACGAACCACAGTTCTAATAAAAAATTAAAAAAAATGTGTGTAGGGGTTGTAATTTAGTGTTACAATCCTTATATATAATAGAGTGATGCCATTAAGGGTCACTTACATTAGCTCGCTTAGTAAAGGAGAAATAAAATGGTTACAAGCAAACTAAATCTATTCGACACTTTTCAACCCTATACAGTAGGTTGGGAACGACACTTTGACAGATTACATGGTCAAGTCGGACTCCAATCCCAAGGGTTTCCCCCATATAATATTCGTAAAGCAGATAATTTTATCTATGCAATTGAAATGGCATTGGCTGGTTTTTCTTCAGAAGATATTGAAGTGGAATTAGCAGATGGAGTTTTATCTGTTCGTTCTATTAAAGAAAACGATACTGATGACGGAACATTACATCGTGGAATCTCATATAGGAAATTTAAAAAGTCGTTTACTCTCGCTGACGATATTGTAGTTAATTCTGCAAAACTTGAAAATGGTCTTCTTACAATCGAATGTGAACAAATTGTTCCAGAAGAAAAGAAACCAAGAACCATCAAAGTTGAGTAATTAAAAAAATTAAAAAGGGGGTTGACAAGGCTCCCTTTTTATGATAGCATGGTTTAAATATAGAATGAGGAATCTTTATGACAAATAAAGGTGATAAAAAAGTTGCACCAGAAAACAAAATAGTAGATGGTTATCTAGACAAGCCGTGGTGGAGAAATCAATTACATATAATTGATCTTCCTTCTCCAATCGAATTAGGCATTGTAGACGATGGTGATGACGGAACTAAACTTATCAAAAAACAAGAAAGACCTTTTACTATAGAAGATTATGGTAAAATGTATCAAGACGGCATTGCCGCTCATGATGAAAAATTAAAAGCTGCATATGATAAACGAGTTAAAAACAGATCAGCACTAAAGAAATTACATAAGGAGTTTAATAAAGATGGCTAGACCAATTGAGGATATTAATGTTGATGGTATTGAAATAGTGCCTGAAAGTGAAACAGATCAAATTACAAAATTTGATAGTTGGCGTCAGATTTACAAACGTCAAAATCCAGATGCAACTGATGAAGATGCTCAACTTTATGTTGACAACAAACGCAAACGTAAAATAAAAATAGCTCAAGACAAAATAGCTTTTGAAAACCTTGAAAAACAACTTGAGGAAGAAAATAGGATTGATGACTTAGCAAGTGAACTTTCTGAAGATAATTATTTTCATCCTATTCATACAGCATCAGAACAAAATGATGGTACTAATGATGGATCAAATGATGACTTAAATGGTAGGATACTTGTAAATATGCGTCCTCAACTTGCTGTTAATATTATGCGTGTTGATTTTCCATTAGAAATTATTGATGAGATAAACGATCATGTCGATAATACTATTATTCCAAATAACGAAGATTTTTCTTCTAAACTAGTTGGACAAATTAATCGTAATGAACGCTCTGCACAATTAAGATTTCCACATGAAGGAGATGAAACAGGTAGAATGGTTGCTGATGTTTTGGAAGGCCTTGCAAAACAATATATCAAAAGTACAATTGATACAGACTGTGTGCCTGAAGTAAACGATATGTGGACTATTCATAGCTATGAAGGTGATTATAATCCTTTACATGATCATGGGTCAAAGACACCTATTGGATTGTCCTGTATTCTTTATTTAAAAGTACCAGAACAAATTGCAGAGCTTGAAGCTGTAAATACTTTGAATAGTGCATCTGGTGCTGTTGATGGATTTACATATCTTCAGTGGGGCACAAATGGTATGCGTGATGTTAATATTCTTCGGCCTAAGACAGATGAATATATTAAACCAGAAGTAGGTACTTTAATTATGTTCCCTTCATGGTTACGCCATAGTGTAAATCCATTCTTTGGTGAAGGCGAACGTAGAACATTTTCTGCTAATCTTAATATTGGTGGTCTTCATTATATGAAATCTGGATATGAATATAAGACAGGAAAATCTGAATAATGGCATTAGAAGCAAGTGTTTGGTTTCCAACTCTTATATGGCAAGATAAATTAGATATTGATTTATCTCCAATCGTAGATGGAGTAATGAAATTAAAGAGTACATCAGATGGTGTTAAGATAACAAATTTTGGTGGTTGGCAAAGTGAAAGCCAATCATCTTGGGGAATAGTAAAAGATATAGGCAAAAATATAGATTCTCATATGAATGAGATTGCTAAACAAACACAATTACCAGAACTAAAACTAAACAACTTCTGGTATAATGTAAATACTTTTGGTGACTATAATACTTTACACAATCATCGTGGTTCAATCTTTAGTGGTGTGTTTTATATTGATGTTCCCGATACCAATATGGGCAATATTAATTTTGAAAGAGGTGATGATATTGCTTACTATATGCCTCCTCTTGAAAAGTATAATAACTTTACTGGCGAAAGAGCATCATACGGGCCAGAAACAGGTAAGCTTATAATCTTTCCTTCATGGTTAAAACATTCAGTTGATGGGTGTAGAAGTAAGAAGAATCGTATTAGTATGTCTTTTAATTTTGGAATAAAATAAATGAGTGTAGAAAAAATACAAATGAAAATACTTCAACCAGCAGCAGTTAGTATGCTTAGAGTTGAATTACCTAAACCAATGATAGATGAAGTAAACAACTATATTGATGAAACTGTTATACCCGAAAACATAGATCATTCTAGTAATTTAGTTGGACAAATTAATCGTAACAAACGATCATCACAACTAAAATTTAATTTTGATGATTCAGACACATCTAAAATGTTTAAAAATACTTTAAGTGGTATAGGAACACAGTTTTTACAAAATGCTTATCAAAGGGCATCTAGGGCTGAAGCATATGAAGGTTGGACTATTCATAGTTATGAGGGTGATTACAATCCTTTACATAGTCATGGTGTTCAAACTACAGCTGGTTTATCTTGTATTGTATATTTAAAAGTACCAAAACAAATTACAGAACTTCCAGAACCAATTGGTGGAAGTCTTAATCATGCGTCTGGAGCTACAGATGGAATGACAGCATTTCATTGGGGGCATACATCTGGAAAAGATCACTATGAATTAAAACATCCAACAACAGCTATGATAAAACCAATTGAAGGTCTTATGATATTATTTCCAAATTGGTTAAATCATTGTGTAAACCCATTCTTTGGTGAAGGCGAACGCAGAACATTTTCTGCAAATTTTAATATTTATGATAATGAAGGAAATGAATGAAATACAAATATAATGAACAATATACTTTAGAAGAACTAAAGAATTATATTGACTCTACTTATGATGCACACTATAGCAAGGACAAGTTTCAAGCTACTGAGTTTATCATAGATGGTGGTCATGGTGAAGGTTTCTGTATCGGCAATATACTCAAGTATGCACAACGATATGGAAAAAAGAATGGCAAGGACAGAAAAGACTTGCTAAAGGTTATACATTATGGTATAATAGCACTTTATATAAATGAAATGGAGAAAAGTGAAAATGAAACTAAGTAATTATACAACTTCTGTATTGAAGAATTTTGCTACAATTAATCAAAATCTAGTGATTAAAGAAGGTAATACAATTACTACTATGTCAGCAATGAAAAATATTATTGCAAAGGCTGAGGTTGAAGAAACCTTTCCACAAGAAATTGCTATCTATGACTTAAATGAGTTTCTAGCTGCTATGTCCTTGTTTACAAATCCTATATTGGATTTTTCTGAAAATCATGTAATGATTAAAGAAGAAAATAATACATCAAACTCTTTGAAGTATTTTTATTCTGATCCATCAGTTGTTACTAGTCCTAGTAAAATGATTACTATGCCTTCTAACGAAGTTAAGTTTACAATGAGTAATGAAGACTTATCTAAACTAAAGAAAGCAGCTGGTGTGATTGGTGCTCCAGATATGGTTTTAGAAAAAAATGGAGTTGGTTCATCTCTTACTGTAAGAGACAAGAAAAATGATACTGCAAATAATTATTCTCTTGATGTCGCAACACAAGGTGATGGTGAGTTTAATTTCTTTTTTAAAGTTGAAAACATGAAACTTCTTGATGGAACATATGATGTAGAAATTTCATCTAAGAATATCAGCCACTATAAAAACAAAAGTACTGATATAGAATATTGGATTGCTCTTGAACCCGAATCAACTTACACAGTTTAAGTTAGGGGTTTTATATTATGGAAACTTTTTTATGGGTGGAGAAATACCGCCCAACCAATATTAATGACTGCATCTTACCAAATGAACTAAAGAAAACCTTTGGTCTATTTGTTCAAGATAAACATATACCAAATCTAATTTTGTCAGGTGGGCCAGGCGTAGGTAAAACTACAGTCGCAAAAGCCATGCTTGATGAAATCGGTGCAACGTGGATGATTATCAATGGTTCTGAAGAATCTGGTATTGATGTCCTTAGAACTAAAATTAAGAACTTTGCTTCTACTGTTTCACTTGAGGGTGGACGTAAGTACATCATTCTAGATGAGGCAGACTATCTAAACGCACAATCTACGCAACCAGCTTTGCGTGGGTTTATGGAAGAATTTCACAAGAACTGTGGATTTATTCTAACCTGTAATTACAAAAACAGATTAATACCACCACTTCATTCACGGTGTAGTGTTGTAGATTTTGTTATTCCTAATAGTGAAAAACCTAAACTTGCAAGTAATTTCTTTACACGAATACAAGAAATTCTTGGCCAAGAAAACATACAGTTTGAGTCAAAGGCTGTTGCTGAATTATTAAATAAACACTTTCCAGATTGGAGAAGAGTTCTAAATGAACTTCAGAGATATTCAGTATCAGGTAAAATAGATGCTGGTGTACTAGTAAATATGTCTCAAGCAAATATTGGCGAACTTATGCAATCTCTCAAAGAAAAGGAGTTTACTAATGTTCGCAAGTGGATTGTTAATAATCTTGATAACGACCCTGTTCGTATTTTTCGTAGGGTATACGATAGTCTCTATGAGCACCTTGATGGTTCTACTATTCCTCATGCTGTTGTTATTCTAGCAGAGTATCAACACAAAGCAGCTTTTGTATCAGACCATGAAATTAATCTTCTTGCTTGTATGACAGAGCTAATGGGTCAGGTGAAGTTCAAATGAGTTATGAACTGAAAGACTACTTAAATGCAATAAACCATGAGAAAACACCTCTCATGGACACTGAAGATGAAATGTGGGAAAAGAAGTATTCTCCGTTTATCATCAACAAGTGTTTGGCTCCATTTCCAGATACTATCCATCTCGTCAACGAAATGAACTTGCACAATCACCTAGATAGTAAGTTACAATTCGATTTTTTCCTAAATACTGTAAGAACAAGGAAAAGATACACTCCTTGGATGAAGGCGAGTAAAACGAAGAATCTAGAGTATGTTAAAGAGTATTATGGATATAATAATGAAAAAGCAAGGTCAGCTCTTAAACTACTTAATGATGAACAGATAAAGACTATTAAAAGTAGTTTGGATAAAGGTGGAAGAAATGGAAAACATTAATTGGACACAGGAGCATATGCTTGAAGTCGTACTGAAAGAACCAGATGATTTTTTGAAGATTCGTGAGACATTATCACGAATAGGTGTAGCTTCTAGAAAAGAAAGAAAATTATATCAATCCTGTCATATACTACATAAACAGGGTAAGTACTATATTGTACATTTTAAAGAATTATTTGCACTAGATGGTAAGAATACTAACCTATCAGAAAATGATATTGCAAGACGTAATACAATTGCAAAATTGTTAAATGATTGGGGTCTAGTAGAAATTAAAGGAACTACAGAACCAAATGCTCCTTTAAGTCAAATCAAAATTATTTCATTTAAAGAAAAAGATGAATGGACTTTAGAAACTAAATACAACATTGGAAAGAAACGAGAGGCCTAATGATAATAAATGCATTGAGAAAAAAATACGAATATGAAATTGCATCTGCGAAAGCAAATATTGGTGCTTACCAGAAAAATCCAACAGGTATTGGAGAACACCCAGATTTGGTTAGTGCAGTAGATTCTGAAATGAAAAAGTTAGCTGCAGCTCTAGGAAATCTAGAAGCTATCAATATATGTTATCCTAATACTGAAGAAGGAAAACAGTTGTTAGCAGAAACACAAATTGAAATGAGATTATAAAAAACCTCTTGACATCTACACAGAATTGTGATACTATTACATAATGAATTTCTATACAAACATTGTCCAATGGGGTAATTCCCTATTACTTAGAGAAGTAGTGAATGGTGAACGTATTGTCCGTAAGGTCAAATACTCACCAACACTATATGCTCCTGTCGCAAAACCAACAGAGTGGAAAACACTTGATGGTAAATTTGTGACACCAGTAAAACATCAAACAATCAAAGACGCAAAAGAATGGGTTGAACAATATAAAAATCAATCCCACTTGGTCTATGGTAATAACTTATATCCATACACCTATATTGCTGAGAATTATCCTAATAGGGTAGACTATGATATTGATAAAATATTGATTGTTACAATTGATATTGAGGTAGAATGTGAAAATGGATTTCCTAATCCAAATGATGCAATAGAGCCCCTTCTTTCTATTACTCTAAAAAACCATCAAAGTAAAAAGTTTGTTGTTTGGGGTATAGGTGATTTTCGTAATGATCGTGAAGATGTAACTTATGTCAGATGTGAAAGTGAATTGCATCTAATACAAGAGTTTCTAACTTTTTGGGAACGTCATCAACCCGATGTAATTACTGGATGGAATACAGAGTTCTTTGATATTCCATATCTGTGTAATCGTATTACCAATATGTGTGGTGAAGATGAAACTAAACGGCTATCACCATGGCGTAGTGTATCTGCTCGTGAAGTATTTCAAATGGGCAGAAAACATCAAGTTTGGGACATTCAAGGCATTTCTCATTTAGATTACTTTGATCTCTATCGTAAATTCACATATACAAATCAAGAATCTTATCGTCTTGATCACATTGCATTTGTTGAATTAGGTGAAC